TTTTCTGACCGCTCTCTGTGTAGTCACGTATCATTCGTTCGCACGTTGATAGTGTCATTTTAGCTTATCGTATCCGTCAACAAGTAAATGCTTTTTGGGTCTGTAACAATACACTCGCCCTCTTCCATCACTCGCACCTTCTTACCAATCATAGGTTCATCTATGACTACTGAAGAGATTGGAGCGAAAGACTTCCATGTAGCACTTCGGTTTGGTATCCACATCGCTGCTTGGTCGGTTGTTGCGTTCTCACTAACCACTACTTTCACGCCAAGGATGTTCATCACTACGCCGCTCTGTACTTTTTCGCTTGCGAACTGAGGTATGCTTGAACCTTTGACGCTGATTAAGTAGTTCAGAAGCCACTTGTTTTCGATTGAATTGATTGCCAGTATTGCGCCTTCAACGTTGTATCCTTGTGCTCTGATTTGCTGCTTCATCACCATGATGTCCAGTATTGGATTACCAGTTGCTAAGTCATCCCAACCGTCTTGCGTTGCTGCACCAGTTAGTATGTTACCATCGGTGGTAATCGCAGTGTAAATCCTTGCGTCCACTTTCGCTGCTACTGCGCGAACCAAGTCTCTGACGTGCGTGGCAAGTATGTCTACGTCGGAGTCCTTTATGTCTTCCATGCTGATTAAAGGTGACTCTACGAAATACTTGCGGATGTAAGATGTGTTTCGTGTCCACGTCTGCTCTGCTGTCCATGGTAGCGATTTGAACGACTGGTTCACTATTTGCGAGCTAGTTATTCCGCTCGTGTCTACTGTGTCTACAGCTCCCGATGTCTTTTGATACCATCGTATCTCTCGTGCGCTAGTGGTTGAGTTAGTCACAAATCTCTTAAAGATGTACTCTTCATCTGCGAAACCCTTTGCTAGCTTATCGATGTCTAGTCCACGAATATCTGCCTGTCCTTGTCCGTCTGCCATTTTAAGCTAAATTCACCGTTTGCGGTCTTAGTTCAACTAAGAGCGTCTGTCCATCTGTCGATGTCTCCATTGCAATACCTAAGATATTCTCTGCATTTACTCCAGCTGCTGAAACCTTATTGGTTGCTGTTCCACTTGTGGCTACGCCGTCTATTACGACTGCATTGCCAGCGGTTATATTACCTGAGCCTGTCATCCTAAAGATGCCACCTCTGTAAACTGCCAAGTTCACCTTACCGTCGCTAGCGATTATAGAATTTATTGTCTATCAGGCAATAAAATTTTCTTCCGCTGCGATTCCGCCAACAACTTGGTCTACAGTTCCAGTGGTTACGCCCGATACCGTTGCTGGGTCTGCTAACTTCAGAAGTGCTCCCCTCTCGATACCTGTGCCGTTGGCTACGGTTAAGGAAATTGGCATATGTGTCTCTACTTTTACTGTTGCTTCTCCTGCCATGGGTATATATACTATAAGATGTATTTAAGTATTTCCATTTTTCGATAGGCGGTAAGCCCACCATAAAAGGACAGATGCAACGAATGCCTGCCCCCCTATAATCACTGGCAAGGGGGCAGGCTCGGTCATAGTGCCTCGTGCGTCCAGCCCATGAACTCACCCATGTGCTCGACCATGTCTGGGTCACTGCGGACTCCAAGAGGTATGATTTTAACGTTCTGTCTAATCCAAGGTAGTGTGCGGTTGTCTTTAAACTCTGGCGTCTTCTCGCATCCAGCCAACTTGCGCAGTAGCTTCATGCGAACAGCTCCAATAATTTTGGCATAAGATATCTTGCCATGCTTAGAGCTAGCGTACGCTTGCCCTTGATTAGCAAACTTAAGCGTAGCAAGGACAAGGTCTTTGTGTTCCTTAGGAAAGACATATTCATAGATACCAAACGGTAATATTCTAATAGCTCCACCTACATAAATGTGTTGCACCTTCTTTCCTTTCCACATTTTCCAAAGGAACTTCTGAGCTTCCATGTCTCGGAAGAGTAGCTCTACTTCTGAACGCTTGCCGTAGGGTATAAATGTAGCGTGCATTATGCTGCCATCGCCTTACGCTCTGCTTCTATCATTGTTTCAGCTAGTTTTATTATTGCGTCATCCATCAAAATGGCTCGCTTACTGGTTGCAATATCCTTCTCTGCGCGCTCCTTCAGCTCTGTCCATGCTGCCTGCTCTGTAGTTCCTACTTCTACGCCGAGGTCTTCTGGCTCTTTCATACCTTGCCTGCCATGACTCTCTTGGCGTACTCTACTGGCGTTTCCTCTGCTGCGACAGGAGTTGCGCCCCCTGCACTTGTCTGACCACCCAGTATGCGTCGGGCGGTTAGCTTCTCTTCTCTTTCAATTAATAGTTTTCTCTCTGCGTTGGCTTTTTCCATGCGTTCTGCTGCTTTCCTTGCCTCTTCTATCATGGAGTTCTCTTGTGATGCGTCTATATTGGGCGTTGATATTTGTTCTGGTAGTTTTTCTGGCTCTGCTTTTTTAGCTTCCATTCTAGTATAGTATGCCCCTCTGTTATAAGTATTTCTATTTCTTAGAAAATGGGTTTATCATTAATCCAGCTAGTGCACATATTGCTGCTACGATTACAGTCCGCATCGTACCGTTTATACCGTTGACCATAGCTACGCATTCAATCACTACTAGGCCTGCTATGGCCGCTACCGCTATACGCCAGTCTAGCTTGTTCATTCGGTCAAGAACCCCCTTCTAGTCTGTGGAACTGTTCTGATTTCATTCACTATGTTCGCGTTAGCATTCCTAAAAATAATCATTTCTGCCAATTCGTCGTCCCCTTTGGACAGCGCAAACCCGAATAAGCCCGCTCCCTCTTCTGCAACTACAGCGATAGACTCATCAATTAAACCGAGAAATATCTCAGCCATTACTTCTGCTTCTGTGCGACCCATCTGTCCACTGGCTACCTTAGATGGCAATGCCTTAAGCTCCTCTGCTGCCTTCATGTACTGCTTCTGACCGCGTGCCACCGTTGCGCCCTGCGCTCTCTCTGCGATGCTAGTAAATCCCCCAAGCACGTCCACTCCACCTGCTGCTATTAGGGGTACTCCTGCTGGCGCACCAACAGCCGAAGCGGTTAAGGCTGTACCCGTAGCTATTGTAGCCGCACCTCTACCTATCTGACCTAGAGAACCTACAATCTCGGTAAGGAAGTCGCCACCTGACGTGCCTTGCAATTCTGGAAAACTATCGAGTATCTGCTGCGCCATCTCTGGCGTGAAGGGTGCTTCTCTTTGCGCAGATATATCTTGAACCCTTTCAGCCTCGGTTGTATCTTTTGCGTTCAGGGCTGCCTGTACTATAGGGTCAGAAGAGCCAGCACCTCTTGTGAAAGAACGTCCCCACTCGTTAAATTGTTGCGGAGTCATCCTTATCTCAGAGACTACTTCACCACCTACAATAGACTGAACTATCTTATCTTTTGGACTAAATGCAGTTGAACCTTCAGGAACTATAGTTCTAGTAAATGCAGCCTCGTTGCTCTTTCTGGAAGCTTGGTCTTCTACAGTCTCCAATACGGTCGCTCTAGTCTTCTCTCTTATCTCTCTAACACCTATGCCTTTCTTTCTAACTATTTTTCCTGTCTGCTCTTCTTGCTTCTTTCTTAACTTAGCCTGCTGGGCTCTTATTGTATCTGCTGTGAACCTAGCCATTCTCTACCCCCACTTCTGGTATCTGTGTATCGCTAGGTTGGAAGCCTGTAGCCTGTCCTGCATCCTTAGCTTCATCCTGCTTCATACTGATTACCTCGTTCTGCATAGTTGCTGGAAACTCTAGCTCTAGTCGGATACGCAACTGTCGCCATATCTGGTCTTGTATCTCTCGCTGTTCATCCTCTACGCTCTGCTGGAAAGCTAGGTAAGCTATCTTAGCAGTGCTTTCTGTGAACTCCCCAGAGCTACCTAGTATAATCTGGGGTATACCCACCACCTGAAAGAAGTAGTCTTTTAGGTGATTACGCCAAGGAAGCGGATTTAGGGTCGCATTAGAAGGTACAGCTACTAGCTCGAATTCTACAGTATCTTTGGGTATGTATATATTCTTACCTTGATTTATGATTGCATCCATCTTAGTGATGAACGCAGCTATCTTCTCTGGTTTGTCTGTAGCTAGCTTGAACGCCATGATTGGCTTAACGTGACGGTGCATTAGCTGCTTCATGTCTTGGAAGCTTTCATGATTAGCTTTGATTATCTCTTCAATCACATCGATGTCGGAGCGCCCATGTATTTCATCTGCGCGTCTCTTGTTCATGAAGTGCAAAATCTGCTCTGGCTGGAAGCGCTTCTTAGTCCGCGTGGAAGTCTTAGAAGTCTGTGCGTAAGCGACCAGCATGCCACGACGGTCGACTATGGTTTTGATAGTTGAAGGGTCTAAGGGCTTTATGTTTAATAGGTTGCCTTTATTGTCTTTTATAATCTCTGCGAAAGCGTCTCCGCATACCCGTCTTACTACTATCATGTTCTTAAGAATATCATTAAAGGTGTCTTCACCCCATCCGCGCATACGTTCTAACACCACCGTTGTGCGTACATCGGCTTTCCATCCCTTGCCAACTGTCCACATAGCTCGCATGTCGATGGCTTGCTTCAGCTCTGGTATGGCTGTGTAGTAACCGTAGTTCTGAGCAAAATCGCTATGCTGGAAGGTTGTTTCCTTGTCTCCTGTAGCACCATCTGTAACTACTGCATCTACTAGCACGTCATCTGGCACTGTAGCTGTGCCTTCTGCTCCTGCTATGTCTCTACTTATTTTAATTGGCATTTTAAGTTATTTTGAAAGGCATGTTTAATATAAATTGCGTGCCTGCGCCTACATCATTATCTGTTCCTGCCGCTATAGCGCCATTCGAGGGGTCATGATAGAGACCTACATTATTAGCCTCTGTAACATTGACTCTAATCTTATCACCTACTTTGAACACTTGCTCTGCGGTAGGCGTTATAGTTGCACAGTTCCTATACGCTCGGTTGTTAGCACCTGCATTGTTATGGTTCTCACACACAAACGTAGCTCCGAGTTGAGTCTCTACAGCACCGCGAACGTGATAGAGTTTAACCGTAACCTGTCCTTGCGCACCATTGTTAATATTGGTTGTGAAGGTGACTAAGGCATCCGCCGCCTGTGCGGTCATAGGTCGCTTAAATGTGAAGTCGAAGTCTATGTCTGCCCAACCTGTGCTAGATAGTTGTGGAGCTCCAGCAGGGTTAGAAGTAGCGAGCCAATAGGTCTGTGCTCCGCCATTGGCTTCACTAGAGCCACCTTGAAAGGCGACGTAGCCTGTATTGGATGCGAACTCTATCCACGAGAATTGCACTACGGGGTCACCCCCTGTCCTATATACTATTGGAACTGGCATTATTTAACTCCTAGGAACTCCTGAACATCCATTGACTCCAAAGCCTCTATAGCTTTCACGAAGTCATCTCTAAGCACATCTAGCATAGTCTCTGCTTCCACACGAGTTGAGAACCCAGACATATCATAGTCTATTGCTTTCATAGCAGCCCAGCTAGTAACTAGAGCACGCAAGAGCTGTTTAGTATAGGCATTTAGGCTAGCAAAGTTAGATATGAAGTCATATCTCGCTCTGGCACATACAACACCCTCTGCCTCTTCAATATAATTAGTAATGAAATTGGTGTCTCCCCCAGACGCGCTGACGTTTACGCCTGCCTTCATCTGAACCTGATAAACTGTAGCTAAGGTTGCCGCCATACACCCACTAATAACACCAGAGATTTAAGTCTTTCGATGCCATACACCACGCTGCACGCACCAGAGCCTCTGTAATGTGAGAATATTCGCCAAAGATGCGCATGTTACCATTCTTAGTGTACTCGTATTGTACCGACCTGAGAGACAGTAGTATATTGGGGTCATCGAACAGTTCTATTTTTCCTTGTTCAAAAAGACGCAGTAGATTGTTGTAAAGGTCTTCTTTCATCAGTCTTTTAGACTTAGTTCCTGCGAATTCGAGAGCTCTGGTTGCGTTATCGATAGAGACTACCTTTCGACGGGTCTGTTCCTCTTCTAAGAGGGGGTCAAACACCCCAACACCCATACCGCCAGTGTCTATGTATATCTTTTTGTAACCCCATATACTATCTTTCTGTAGAACTAAGCGAACTGTATCGGTTAGACGGGTCTTCTCTGTGATTTCCATGTCTGTCTGTACTATCCTATCACGCCTTTGGCGACATACAGAGAAGAGTACAGTCTGGTCTTCACCCATTCGAGCAATATCCAGACCAGCGAAGTGGTCGCCTACTGGTTTAACCTTGGGTTTGGGGTGCATAGCTCGCTTTATTAGAGCTAAGGGAAAATAGGAGTGTAAGGACTCCACGAAGCGCCCCATGTACTCTTGACTATACTGCGCATTACTCTTTCTCGCACGCTCACGCTCTAGGTGTTGAAGCCCCTTATCCCTCTGTACCTTAGTCCACGTTTTGCAAATCTCTCGATTTCGGATGCAGGTCTCTGAGTCGATGCTGAAGCGTTTGAAGCTGTTGAAGGCGTCGCCTTTGTTGTTCCAAGTGTCATAGAACAGTCCTTGACAACCTGCAGGTGTCGACAGCATAATCATGATGCCTGCAGTGGTTAAGAGCATAGGCGTGACTGCAGTGAACACCTCTTCTGGTACTCGGCTAGCTTCATCTATATAGAGCCTATGAACCGTTAGGAAGCGTACTCCGATGCCAGAGATGCCAGTTGGTAAGCACCAGATAGTATGACCATTTGTTAGGTTGATACGCTTCTTTGTGGGTCTATCCCTACCCATCTTAATCTTATTGGGGTAATTAGTGTTCAAATAGTCGAAAGTCTTGTCAAAGAGGGCGTATGCCTGTCTTTCGGTGGGTGCAATCATTAAAGTGGTCTTATTTGGGTGTTTAGCCGCATATTCACCAGCATCCATACCGCATACTTCGCTCTTGCCGACTTGGCGACCCGTACATAGGATTTTATCAGTATTGCAAGCTAAAAAGTCTCTCTGCCAAGGGTCGAGGGTTAGTTTCATGTTATAATCTGAAGGTAGTCCCTTGCAATCTTGCGAGATAAGCCCCATCGAGTCATAATGACCTTAATGAGAGCTTCATCGGTTGGGGAGGCTTGAGATTTGTACTTTCTCAACCATTCGAGTCTATCCAGCTTCGCTATGCGTGGGTTTTGCATCTTTAGAGGTTTGTTTATCATAGGGGGGTATATATGTATACACTATATAATATTTTAGCGAGTCAGGTATACATTACCCCATATATACAAATCAAACGCAGTATCAATATACTACTGACTAGAACTAGGATTGATTGATACCCGTCCAGCTATTATCTTAGACAGGTATAGTTACATATTATATTCATATAGAGTGTATACTTATGACCTTACCCTATACTATCCTAATACTTTCATATACTAGGTATCACTACCAATCTACTGAGATGAGATTGAAGAGCTTGTTATTAAAGACTTGTAGGTTCGCCTATGACCATTGACTCAGAGGTACAGGATGAAGGCTCACTTGCAATTAGATTAGAAGCGGCTCTCTTCTCGCTTTTTCTCTTTCTTTTTGCAAAATTCGAAATTCCAGAGGATTTTGTCTCTTGTCCAGCGAAGCATATAGGTGTTCTTTCGCTTAAGGGTCGCTGTAGTCCGAAAACCGTTATGCAGCGACGCTGTTATGTATGTAAGGCTAGCAACATACCACAAACCGCTATACGTCGAGCCTACTGTTGGGTCAGCAACAGGGGGAGAGAGAGCAGTCCATCTAGATATGTCACTTCTCTTACTGTAACTACGCATCAGGGGTATATAAACCTTTCGGTTACAAACCGATAGCAGTAGAGCATGGTAAACCGATATACGTTAAGCATACATATAACCATGAGCCAACTATGCCCTATCTATCCCCTATAGGCTGGCATGCCAGCCTATAGGCTTACATAGATAAGTAAATTGTGGCGAGAACCCTCTTATGTATGCGTTAGGAAACCACTACACCTATGTATGTTTCCGTTGCAACGCGAACAGAGGTTCGCTATGCGTTGAGAAATACTACTATCTCTCTTATAAATGCGGTTAAAAATAACTACTGCTCGAAGTACTCATCAAGCAGCTTAAAAACGTGGTATTTGTCGAATTGCTTAAGCTGTGAAAGCTCCTTCTTTAGGTCATTCACAATCTTATTGAAATCATGCTTAAAGGTGTCAGTCATCCATCTAAACTTACGGCTTGTTTCCATCTATAACATCCGCAAAGGCAGCATCAACTGTCTCCTCAGCTATCCATTTTTCTACAATCTCTGGGTCTGCCTTATACCAATCCATCACTTCAAAATGATTATGGAGTTGTTGTTTGAGCCAAGCTACAGCCGCTGCTACATCCTCTTTCTTAAAAGCTAAATCAAATGCGCCTAAACTATCTCTTTCTATTTCTTTGCCCTTGAGCGGACTCGGCTTTACAATTTTTCCCATCTTTTAATCAACTCATCATAGTTCATGAAATTAGCATCTTCAAATTCAACTAACTCATCATCTCCCGATTCTATCATGTCTCTTATTTGCCCTTTTGTGAAGAGCGGTTCAGGCTTCATCCTTCTAAAGCCCTCACCATATCGGCTTTAAGTTTACAAAACTCCTCTTCAGGTAGAGCTACTTCTAAACCTCTAGCTAGGCCTTCTAAAAATGCTTTTACTTCGCCTTCGTTTCTCATTCTTTCAATAACCTACAGGTAACCCAAACCATCCACACAATTACAACCGTGGCGATTATTCCGCCTGTGAAAGCGTGCATCATTTCTTCTCAAGCGCGGCTTTAATTGCATCGCTAGCGGCTTGTTTGCTCATATTCGGAGTTGGTTTTCCACCTAGCGATTCGAGGTAATCTAACTGTTTCTGAGACGCCCCTTCGCTGCGGGTGGAACTCTGTGTGTCCCTCTGCTTCTGTATCCAAATCATGCGCCTGTCTTTGCAAACCTCTTGGTAGACCGAGATTGTCATTTCGGGGGTAGCCTGCTCGCCGAGCGCGCCCACTACCGCTTTTAGCAAAAGGACATTACCTTCTATGCCTAAGTTTTCAGTCTCCATTTTGTGCCTCTTTCATAGCTTGTTCTACTTCTAGTCCTTTCTCTTGTGCAATCTCTTGTTCAATCTCTTCACACTCTTCAGGGTTGTTTAATGCGTACAGTCTTACAAGCGTACCTTCTATAACTTCATCTAGTTGAGCCATCATGCTCTTCACGTCTCCACCTTCGGCTTTTAACCTGTCTACATACCAGAAACCCTTAGCAGTCTGAGTCAAAGACAAGCCTACAGTTTCTGGGTTCTTTGTTTGATTAGTCATTTTATTCACCTATATGTATAGTGTGCCCCCCCTTTATAAGCCTTTAGTTAGGCTACTTCATAGAAAAACTGACCGTTGATATTCTTTTGGTTGGCGTTAGTCCAATTGGCTAGTGTAGTCCAGTCTACCCATAAATTTACAACAGCTTGATTGGCTGCCAGCGAAGCCATCCCTGGGGTTGCAGAAGCCACGCCGTTATCTACAAATCGCATAGCTGATATAGGCGCGTAAGCTGCTGAGTTGACCGCCGTGTAGGGTAATGTGAAGCTAGCCGTTACTGCGTTGCTCGTGCCAGTTATCGCGTAGCTCACATACACGAGCTTGCCTATCTTTTTATACCAAATATTAGCCGTTAGCCCTACTGCTTGCCAGCCTACAATGGTTGAAGTACCACTATAATCAGTCCACGGAACTGAGTTTATATCGCCAGTACCAGCAAATAAACCCGTCCCCGTCACATCCCCCGCAGTGCTAGTTATATCTCCAGATGTTGACCAACCGCCAAACCCAGTCACATCGCCGTTGCTATCGCACATAAAGACGCTATTAAAGTCGCTGTCTTTAATTCTAAAATGTTGTACTCCCGCGTTGTCAGGCAACACAATATTGGCGTCGAGGTTAGTGCCTATGCGTATGTCATCATTCAGATAAATCTTGTCAATAGTTAAGTCTCCATCCACGTCTAGCGTCGTTGCAGGAGTGGTTGTGCCTACGCCTAAACGAACGTTGGCTATGTCGAAGTTTACGTTGGCTGCATTTAGCCCGTTAGTCCCCCCGAAGTAGGCGAAGCTGTTTCTCACTCCCCAAAAGCTGTCGGTATCATCATCTGAGATTTTGATTGCTGCCTTATCATCTTCGCTTTTGAACACAGCTAGAGTATCGGCGGTAGCATTGACTACGTGTAGCGGATTGCTCGGAGAGTTCTTGCCAATTCCTAAACGTCCATTGTCTAGGTTGATAGATATGTTGCCAGTGTCTAGCGCGTTGGTTGCACCAAGCTGAAGCCTGTCATTCTTAACTAAGATGTACGCAGTGGTATCGTTATCATTTATTTGTAGCGTTGCTTTGTCGGTGGTTGACTCGAAGTTGGCGACCACGTCAGAAGCTGTAGACGTATTAATTATATTGCAGTTTATGTCCGTCGTGGTGGTGTTGCCCACGTCACACACTGCCTGCAAAGCAGGCGTAGCCGTAGAGTCATCCACATATTTCTTATTTGCAATGTCGTAGTCTAACTCAGGTGTGTTACGTTTGAAACCTTGAACGTGGTCTCCAGAATTATTGGGAAGAGAGAAATTGCCGAAGCTAGTATTCTTGGGTGTGTTCACCTTCATCGCCTTGAGAAGCCTGTCGGTTTTATCTGCCATCACATAAACGCCTTGCGCCTCTCAGGAACTAGAGATTTCTCTGGAACTAGCCAAGCTGGTGTGGAAGGTTGTCTAGTAGTACCTGCTATTATACCTACGGTTACTGGGTAACGAGTAGCAATAGCTCTTGTTCCTATTCCGCCTGTAGTCCCCACTATGGTTGCCATAAAAATAAAAAAGCACTGCAACTATAAATAGTTTACAGTCCTGCTCTAGCTATTGTTACTATGTGGACTTGGTTCATAAGGTTGCCTGCAGGTACTAGAATTATGCTTTTTGTATCCCCACCAGCTGTTTGCGCACCTGTGTTTAGCGTGTCCATCTCGGTTATGAAGGCTGCCGAAGTTATATCAAACGTTCCTTCAAACGTTGCTGTTACATCGCCTAGCGCCATTATGCACTCACCGTTCCATTAAGCGTACCGTTCTCAATTAGAGTTTTAATCAGAGTTCCGAGTACGTCATCAGTTGCTGCAATAGCTCCACCGTCACAGTCTAAAGTTAAGTCGGATGTCCAGTTAGTTACAGTCCACTCACTTTGACTTGCGTCTCTTTGATTTCTTACCATTCTTTTTAACTTCCTTAACTGGCTCTTCCGCTACTGGTTCTGCTTTTGCAGCAGGGTCGCCATACTTGTGGTTACGCCTAGCTATCCAGAAAGCAGCCAGTTTTTTCT